GCTGCATCCACATCATCAATGGAAAAATTGAAATACTTTGCCTGATCAATTTCGAGCATCTGCCCTACTCCGTCTACTGCCTCCGGATCTGCAATGGGAGTTCCTTTTGTATAATTCTTGATGGTAATATCGCCGATCTGGTTGATCTTTACCTTGTCACCAAAGTTCTTGATCTCTCCCTCATAATCTCTGTTCACAAGCTTTGCATACACATGCGCTTTGTCTAGGTGCGCAAGCAGTCTTGCGCTCCAAATGGTAGGAATAAAAGTTGAAATTGCCATAATCATTTCCCTCTTCTGCCTTATCGGCTCGATTTCATGGATGCCTGGATTGCATCCCAGTTCTGATTGATTTCTTCCGGGCTCATCTTTGCCAGCTCCTCCCTAGTGAACACTCGCCCGCCATCAGGTGCTCTCTTGATCGGATCTCCCCCCTTGATCCGATCCTCCACCGCTTTGGCTACAGCCTCCGTGAAGGCCTTCTCCACTGCCTCTATAGAGGACTGGCATTCATCGGCACCGGAATAGTTCAGCACATCAGCTAACTGAATGGGGATACCTTTATCTGCAAGGGTTTCCTTTGCCTGTGCAGAGAGCTCTCTCTTGGTGATCTCAGCCTCTCTATCGGCCAGCTCTTTCTCCTTTTTCTGCTGCTCATACTGTGCTTTTTGCTCCGCATTCATCTTGGCCAGCTTTTCTGCCTCTGTTTTCACAGAGGCAATCTTTGCCTCAATCTCTGCCTGCACCTTGGCTCTGTTCGTTTCCAGGGCTTTTGCCACCCTACGATCAAATTCCGCCTGATTCTTTGGATTTTTCAGATATTCATCAAATCCAATCTCTCCGCCTGTGGTCTGATCTCCTGCGCCTGCTGCCCTAGTACTGCCATTGCCATCTGTTCCTGCTTCCCCGGGTCCTGCATCTCCGGATCCGCCTGCACTGCGTCCAGTGCCAGAATCTCCGGCTCCACTGTCACCCTCTGCAAAAAACTGTAAGTTCATCGGCAGCTTGCATCTGCCAAATACCTTTTTGTTTCTCATTTCTTCCTCCCTTGCCCCTGCATTGCCTTATATGCCCCACAGATTCATTGGTTTGCTGTTTATGGCTTTCTAACCCTCAGTCGGGGAATAAAAGGGATCGCTCCCTTATTACTCGATTATTTCCCAATCCTCGGCCAGCATATCTGTTTGAGATGCTAACCATGGCACCACTCCCTTAGGAGCTGCCGGATTGTCGGTGATCAGCTGTGTGGTGACTATATAGATATACGGCAAAGTCATTTTGCTGTACTCATCCGGTTTCTGTAATTCAATATAAATACCTTTGCCATTCCATCCGGCTCTCCTGCATTTATATCCGGCTTTTAATGCCTCAAGTGCCTCTCCAAAATTCATGCCTGCTACCTGCCTTTCTCATTCTGATTGTCCTGCTCCATGGTTTTCTCTGCTTTCTTGATGGCAAAAGAAAATGCCATGGTTACAACTTTTACTCATCACCTTAGAGACCCGGTGTTGCTTCCTTGATGCCTTTTAACACATTGGCCACTCTTTTCATTACTGTATTCTCTGACAGGTATTCAAGCCCTCTCAGCGTTATTACCGGGGTGATTGGCTCACATATTCTTGGGCTGTAATCCGCAAAATTCTGCTCATACCTGATACCCTCGATATAGCCGGATTTTGCAAGCATGATCATGATCTTTTCCCATCTGGGCTGTGATATCCTGAACTTATCTGCTGATATTGCATCCGGATCAAATTCCCCAAGGTCCATTGCTTTCTCTAGCGTTTTAAGGATCTTGTATATGGCGGTGAAATTATCCATGCCCGCCTCCCTTCTCATTCTGCATATCCTGCTGCTGTTTTTCTCTCACATTTCTGATTGCCAACATGCATCCGGTGAGCGCCGCTAGAAGTATTCCTGTGGGTATTCCCCCTGCTATTGCCAGTATCTTCCCCATCTGCACCTCCTTTTTGCATACAAAAAGAGCCATGCATTGTCTGCACAGCTCTCTCATTATTGTTTGTTATTTGATTAGAATATCACCTCAAGGCTGTTTGCCTCATCCTCGGTGATTTCTTCATAATCCCAATCCTCACCGCAAAAAATACACAGCTGTTCTCTTTCCTCTTCCCAGGTGCCATCCTGGTTCTTTCTTTCCATGAGACCTTTGTTGTATCGGTAAACCCTCTCGGCCTCATTCTTTTCTCTGTTCAGTTCGTAAGCAATCCAAAACTTATCCCTGCTCATATTATTTCTCCTTGTGCATCTTTATTTTATTAGCATCCACAGGATTTGCAATTGTATTTGATAATCTGATCTGTTCCTGGTTTAGCCTTTGGATTTCATCCGGAGTGGTTTCCGGTTTCTGTGTTATCTCATACAGCTCATGGAAAGAGCCATGCCTTTTGACACGGCCCTTAATTTCTCTATCTGGTTAAATTATGCTAATGCAATGCTTTTGATGTCACTCTCCGGAAACATTGTTATCCCTCCGGCATAGTTGATTCCTATCTCTAGCTCCCCGCTTTCAGATTCCTCCGGAGATTGGAGCTCTACGGCCTTTCCTGTATACTCTATGCCATTGGTTTTAGAAATAATCTTTATTTCTTTTCCCATGTATTCTTTCCTTATCATGACCTACTCCTTTCTTGCCGGTATGATGTGTGTTCCATCTTTAGAATACACAATTAAAAATGCATGAGTTGGCTCGCTAAGATCTTCATAGGTGCTTATGTATTGGCCAATATTATGATCAATCACTATTTTTTCTTTGCTCTGCCACTTTCCATCCTTGCTGTTTCGTATAATTCTACCAGTTCCAGCATACTTGTTTACCAGCTCTTGGCATTGCTCTTCTGTTATTGTTAAATAACTCCTGCCCTCTGTGTAATTATTGTGGCCCGGTATATGCTTTCCCTGTTTGCCTTTATGGATCTTGAGGTTATATCCTCCATCCTTTATGCTTTCTTGCAGCTTTTTATCTTTATAAGCTGTGTGAATAGCACCCCACTTTCCAAGATTATTATACTTTAATTCTTTGAAAGTATCTATGTTTTTCAGCTCATCTAGGCCGCCGAGGACCTCTCTGTGTCTACTTAATTCTCCAACATCAAAATATTCTCGTTTTAAGCTCTCAAAGCTCCCCGGAGTTTTGTATTTCAGCTCTCTGAAATCATCTATTGAGCCAACTCTCTTTTTTCCTAGGCGCTCAACATATCTCTCATACTGCTGCAGATCTGCTCCTCTGTGTTTGGCTACCTGTTCCGCAAACAGCGCCTCCGAATTATTTGCAACCTCACTCTCATACCATTTCTGATACGTGATATCTCCGGAAAAAGTCTTTACCTTTCCGGTTTCCGGATCTCTGGATCTCCGCTTCAACTCTCCCAAATTCTGATCATCCAGCTCTGAAAGAACGGTTGTTCTGCAAAACGGATGGAAAGGCGGATAATTCACTCCTACCTCCATATCCTTGTATGCAAATTCTTTCCCGTCCATTTCCCTGCATATATTGGAGGTTCTCAGGTCCAGTGTGGCTATGATCTTGTAGGACTCAATTCCCGCTTCCTGATCCGCTGCTGCCTGCGCCTGGCCGGATACATAGGCCGATTCTGTCCGTACCAGTCTCCGTGCATAAGCTGCACCGGTTGCATATTTATTGGCTAATTCTCCTGCAATCTCGCTCTCATTCTTTCCAGTGAGGTATGCAAGCGTCATCTGCGTTTTAAGTTCCTTTGCCAGTCCCCGTGTATTTCCCCATATCCTCTTTGAGTAGTTTGCACCGCTCCAGTTGGTTCTGAGGATCCTGTTCAGTTCCTTATCATTCACATAGCTGAAGGAGAAATCCATCCCGGTCCGTTTCTTGAGATCATAGATCTCTCTATAATAGGATTCTGTGTACTGATTCACATAATGATTCGTGGATATTTTCTTTTCCTGCTGGTACACATCCGCCATCATCCGATCGATTTCAGTTTGCAGGTTCTGAAATCTCTCAATCCTTGCCCGGTATGCAGGGCTTTCCAGTTCCTTTAGGATTTCTGCTGCCTCCGGCCCCTTCAAACCCTCCAGTTTGCTTTTTAATTCCTTCAGATCTCCGGGATCTCTTATGGTGTTCAGGAGCCTCATTGCGTCCTGATCACTCAGGTTGTACTTATCCCGGTACCTCTCATATATCATGGAAAGTCTATAATTGAGGTCTCTGGATGCCTTGGCATAGATATCTGCAATCTCCCTCGCAGCATCCTCCGCACTTTCCATGGCTTCATACATCTCTTTTGCCCGCCGCCTCTCCCAATAACTCATTTATTTCAT